AATGAATATATTTTATTTACATGAAAATCCAATACAAAATGCCAAGTGGCATGTGGATAAACACATTGTCAAGATGCCCACAGAGTACGCTCAGTTACTCTCTACTGCACATCGTGTGTTAGATGGGGATATGTATTATGGTAAGACAGTAAATGGTCGTAAGATCAAGAGATGGACTCTCAGGGATACTAGAGAGAACAAACTATACAAAGCATCTCATGTAAATCACCCTAGTGCTGTTTGGGCTAGAGAAACAAGAAGTAACTACATGCTATTATATAAAATTTACATGGCATGTCTTGCAGAATACACTTATCGTTATGGTAAGCAACATGGTGCTGGTAAAATATCAGGTGAACTTTTACGACCACCAAACAACATCAAGAGTGGTGAGTTAACAGAGATGCCACAAGCAATGCCAGATTATTGTAAAGTACATATTACAGATGATTACGGAAATAAAGTTGGAAATCCGATAAAAGGTTATCGTAACTACTACATAAACGAGAAGAATAGATTTGCAACTTGGAAAAACAGACAACCACCCTCGTGGTATTAAAAGGTAATCAAAAAGGTAATCATATGAAAATAGCAATTGTAGTAGTGATAATACTTAATTTAAGTGGTGATTTAGATCATAAGACAACAATCCGAGAGCAGTGTCCTGATATGACTGTTATCGGTGACAAGTTAGAAAACATGAAACAGGAAGGTCGTATCCTAGATTATGGTGCGGCTTGTTTACCTGCTGAGTTTGAGGGAACTATGCTTTAACTATGCCAACATACACATTTAAAAATAAAGATACAGGTGAAGTCTTTGATAAAATAATGAAGATTGCTGACAAACCAGATTATCTTAGAAATAATCCAAATATAGTGAGTGTTGTTACAGCTCCTGCATTTGTTGGAGATCATATCATTCAAAGGACAGATGCTGGTATGAAAGAGGTGTTTAGTAGAATTGCAGATAAACACCCAAGCACACCACTTGCTGATAGATTTGGTGACAGTCGTACCAGTAAACAAGTTAAGACTGAACAAATTGCTAAAAAATATGGTCTCAAGAAAAATTGAGTATAAATAAAAATTGTGTAAGGTTGCAAAATAAATTCTTATATGAGCATCTTCACAGGGGAAGGTGACAGGGAGTTACTTTCCCCATTTTATTACCGAGAGTAAACTATGGCAAAGAAAACAGAAATCACTTCGACAGATTTAATTGATATTAAACCAATTACTGATGCACAGAAGGTTGTGTTTAGTTCTTGGAAGAAAGGTCAAAATCAATTTCTTTTTGGTTGTGCTGGTACAGGAAAAACATTTATATCACTTTATCTGGCACTTCAACAAGTATTAAAAAACGATACACCTTACGATAAAGTAATCATTGTTCGTTCTCTCATACCCACACGAGAAATTGGTTTCTTGCCGGGCGATGAGGAAGATAAATCTGCATTGTATCAAGTTCCATATTCAAACATGGTTAAATTCATGTTTAAACAAGCAAGTGATCAAGCATTTGAGGTCTTATACGATAGACTAAGAAATCAAGGCTCACTATATTTTTTAAGTACATCTTTTTTAAGAGGTCTGACTTTTGACAATGCAATTGTAATTGTAGATGAGTGTCAAAATCTAAACTTTCATGAATTAGATACAATTACGACACGCATGGGTCAAGACTCAAAAATGTTTTTCTGTGGTGACTTTATGCAGACAGATTTAATTAAAACCGCTGATAAAAATGGACTACACGATTTTATACGAATTATAGAGAACATGAAAGAGTTTAATTGTGTTGAGTTCACTATTGGTGACATTGTAAGATCAGGATTTATTAGAAGTTATTTAATTGAAAAAATGAAACTAGGAGTTGAGTAATGGGTTATTCATTATCACAAAGGTCTTTAGATCGACTAGATGGAGTTGATGAAAAATTAGTTGCAGTGGTCAAACGTGCAATTGAAGTTTCTAATATTGACTTCGGTGTAATAGAGGGACTTCGTACAGTTGAGAAACAAGAGCAACTAGTTGCCCGTGGTGCATCTCAAACAATGAAGTCAAAACATATTGAGGGTCGTGCAGTTGACCTAATGGCTTATGTGAATGGTCGTGGATGCTGGGAACTAGCATGTTATGACAATATTGCAGATGCCATGAAACAAGCTGCACAAGAGTTAGATGTGGCGATTAAATGGGGAGCTGCATGGACTTGTTCTGATATTCGTAAGTGGCAAGGAACAATGGAAGATGCCATGAATGAGTATATTGATACACGCCGTTCACAGGGTCGTAGACCATTTATTGACGGCCCACACTTTGAATTATCATAGGAGTTATTATGGAAAAATCAGTTTTAAGAGACACAATTGTCGTTGGCTTAAAAAATCAAGCATGGGGTGAGATTGCTAAAGCAAAAGCAAACATTGAAATTTATTTAGCAAATCCTGCTGGTATTGGTGAACACTCAGACGTACTTGCTGCAATTCAAGAACAAATTGATATTATTGCCACAAATCAAGAAAGATTAGATGTCATTGAGAATCAAATTACACTAAGACTATAGAACCACAAGGAATATATTATGAATGATTTTACTGTGACTGATAACACTCAGCCTCACTTCACACACGTTGACTTGTCGGTTGAGTTAAAAGATTACAAGACAGAAAATCGTGATGGAAGTCGTTACTATCTAATTGAAAATGACATTTCTTATCCTTCGATTACTACAGTTTTGTCTGATCGTAAAAAGGAAGGATTAATTGCTTGGAGAAAGAAAGTTGGGAATGATGTTGCCAATCATATTTCTAGAACATCTGCGGCTCGTGGAACAAGTATTCACGAAATGTGCGAAAAGCATCTAAATAATGAACCAGTTTTAAAAGATGATCACAAGTTCTTTCCATACACACTGTTCTGTGAATTAAGAAAGACAATTAACATTAGAGTTAATAACATACACGCACAGGAATCAGCACTTTATAGTCACAAGTATAAAGTTGCTGGTCGTGTAGACTGTGTTGCAGAATATGATGGTAAGTTGTCTATCATTGACTTTAAGAGTTCACGTTCACGCAGAACAAACTCTTACAATGAAAACTACTACATTCAAGCAGCTGCTTATGCAGAGATGTGGGAGGAAATGACAGGTCAAGAGATTGAACAGATTGTCATTTTAGTCATTACAGAAGATGGTGAAGTGCAAGAGTTCATCAAAGAAAAGTATGACTATCTACCACTATTAGAACAAGCAGTAGAGGATTTTAATCAAACACATGATTCAACTAACGGAGAAAGCACATCAACACTTAGTGAGGTGTGTGAACAATAGGCCTTGCAAAGGAATCAGAATTGGTGTTAAACCAGCTGGTTGTTCGGGTATGATGTATGTGTTTGAATATGATGACATGGGTCAACAAAAAGGTGATTGGGTTTTGGAGTCAAATGATTATAATATTTTCATAGATACCAAATCCCAATTATACCTAAATGGTGTTGAGATGGACTATGTGAAAGAAGGATTAAACGAAGGATTTCAATTTAATAATCCCAACGAAAAAGATCGTTGTGGTTGCGGTGAGAGTTTTACTATATGAAAATACACACTCCAAAAACATTCTCTCTAGAGATTGAGAGAATATCTTTAGAATTAAATATAACACACATGGAAGCTGTAATGTATTATTGCAATAAAAATAATATTGAACCAGTGAGTGTTGCAAAATTAATTACGAAAGGACTCAAAGAAAAAATTGAGGTCAATGCAACAGACCTTAACTACCTACCCAGAAAAGGAAGATTGCCCATATGACGCCAGTTGATGTATATCTTATGTATTGTGCAATGCGAGCTCACTTTGGTAAGGGGGATTATGATTTTATCAAATACAAAGGTAAAACTAAAATATCTCGTAACTCTTTTTACAAAAGAAAAGATCGAGCTTTCTTTGTAAAACTTGCAAGTAAGTATGACACTGAGCAAGAGATACAAGACTATCTACTTGCAAACTTTGTACAAGACCCAAAAGGTTGGGTTGGTAACTTTTCAGATCAAAACTACGAAGATTGGAAAAATCGTATAGATGATAGTTTAGAGCGTGCTTGGTGTTTTTCTACTTATTTGGGTAAAGAAGATGTGAAAGATTGGTTAGAGGTGATTGATGGTCAACATCCCAAACTACTGAAAGAATATCTTGGTAAACGTATTCCAATTGAAGAACTTATCTTTATAGATTGTGATTATCCATATTTGGACATGTGGAATGAGGAATTAAAAGATGACTTTGTTTGGAATGACACATATAAATTGATTAATAATTATGGAAAATTTTTAAATGACAATTTCAATAGTATACGGAAATGGTGAGTCTAGAAAACAGTGGGATATAAATCAAGAATTAAAACCAGAGGTTATTACTTGGGGCTGTAATGCAATGTATCGTGAAAAGGTGTTGACAAACCTTGTCTCGGTAGACTATAATATGCAACAAGAAATATATGAATCAGGGTATCCATTAGAGAACAATTGTTGGTTCTCAGATTGGAGTGTCATTCCAGCCATGGTTGGAAAGG